CGTACCAAAGACAATCGTACCAGTGGTATTGCAGGTGTAGGTCTCGCCTGCGCCAGTCGTACCCTGTTGGACGAAGACAGTTGAGCCTTCACTTAGACCGTCTGGGCTAGCGTTGACGTAAGTGTCTGCATCGCTGGAACGCGTCAATACCCAGTTGGTCGAGCCAGAACCTACACTTGTCACGACGTAGATGCCGTTCTGGGTCTCATCGGTCTGTTCGTAAATCAGGACGCGGTCAGCGACACTAAGCGTCACACCATCAACAACCAGCGCGGCCTGCGTACCAGCATTGGTCAGGGTAGCGCCTACTCCGGCAGTCCCATTGTTGTATGTCGCGTTCAGGTTGATCGGTGACTCGACGCGCACCGGCTCGTGGTAATGGATACCAGCGGACGTCTGAGTATCTACATACTGCTTGGTCGCCACTTGAAAGTTAGTAGTTGGGTCCGCAGCCACAGTAACCTGCGTCAGCGACGGAGACATCGTATATGACGGAGTTGCGCCGCCAATCAGGACGCCCGTGCCCGTTGCAAGCATCGCTGTGGTGTTAGCCGCAGTCTGGTAAGGGATAGACCCCGCTGCACCGCCAGCTAGGTTAGCCGCAGTGGTTGCGGCTAGCGCATTACCATAGTCTTCCGTGACAGCCTTTTCGGATGGGTAAGTGACGAAAACGTCCTTGGTGCCCGCAGCAAAATCTACAAGCGCACCACCATTGCTCGACGCCAATACCGTGTTACGCGCTAGGGTCGTACCGGAAGACGTGTAGGTGCCAACGCCGACTTCCCACTGGGTGTCGCTGTTAATCGTATAATACGTCGTGTTACCGTTACCGATTACCGAAAAGTTCTGATACCCGGTTGGCGCGGTCCCGCTGAGCGTTACCGTACCCGTACCAGTTGTAGCAGTGGTATCCCTAACGCGATCAGCGAGGACAAGAGCCATTAGTTTTCCTTATGCGATACGGATAATGGCCGTTGTGTTTGTGGCCGTCGGGAAGATAATCGTAAAATCACCATCCGTCGAGGTCTTATCCGAACCAAAATCCAGCACAGCCACAGCAGCGTTCGTAAGCGTGGTATTCGCGTTCGAGTTAGCTGAAGGTGTGCTGTTATAGATTAGCGCACCACGAGCCGTGATCGTCGCGTTGGGAAAGGTCAGGTCCGAGAAGTCGGTGAAGCCCGTGCCAGACGAGGACGTATTGTTCGACGTCACAACACCAAGGTTCACCAGCGTACCACCGCCAGCGGTGTAGTTCGTGCCCGAAGAAGAAACTTCTTGGCTGGATGTATACGCCGTAGTGTTGGCATCCAGTGAAGCGGACGAGGTATATAGCGACAGCTTGAAAGTGTCGCCGCCGGTAGCCCGGAAATCGTGCACGGCCAGCATAAGCTCGGCCTTAAACGACGTGGTCATTGCTTGGGTAATTGCCATCTTACGGCCTCCTTATGCGTCGAGGATCGGGATCAACTCTGGGTGACCCGCCTGTTTAAATTTGTTTACCAGAGTTACGTTATGGGACCGCACAGCCTCGTGCATATAGTGGACGAGCACTGCGCGGATGCTATCCTTGAAAGCTTCGGCCTGATCGCGAATAGCAGGGTGTGCCTGACTGCCCACGTAAATGATTTTGTCGAGAGCGCGCTCAGCAGTTTCCTCAGGCGTGAAACCACGTCCCTCGGTCGCCATAACCATCACATTCCCGATATCGCTAGAACCACTAAACATATTACCTCACCGGATACCGAACTTGACCAGAACGATACATATCCTGACGGTTTTTGCCTTCGCCAAGTTGTTTAAGCATCGCCATCGCTTCGTCATACCGCTTCTGGTAGCCCGCGATGATATCTGCCTCGCCCTTCATGAAAGTGTACGCTTCAAGCAGCGAGCCGTAAAGCAGGACGCTATCGAAGTTATCGCCCAACCACGACGTACCTGCCGTCACAATCGAAGGCGGGTAGTAGAAGTAGTGCAGTTCGACGGAGTAATTGCTATCTGGCGTTGGGCCAAGGATATACGAGTTCTCGTCGAAATAGGCGTAGCAGTATGGGAGACCCTGATCGTTGGGGTTGGGATACGCCTGCCGGATGAAGTTCACATCCTTGTTCAGCAGATACTCGTAGTTCCCATCCCCGTCGATCACCGCGATTGAGAAGTTGGCCAGCCAATCTGAAGGCACGGACAGGTATTTATTCCCCGACGTGCAGTTGCCTGTTACGTTCTTGCGGAGGTCCAGCAACTGGACGGTGTTGAAAATACGCTGCTCAGCCTCTTGGATGAACGTGTTAATCTGTTCGGTAGACGTCAACGTCACCGTGCTGGAACCGTCAGAGCCGGTCCATGAGGTGTTGGGGAAGTCGTTTTCGACGTACCCTTTGATTGTCTCGAACAGAGTAGCGTAGTTCATTAGCCCATCTTCTTGCTGTGCCCAGTACCCTTAGTCGCTGCACCCGTACCACGGGTCTTCTGCGTTTGGGTATTGGCAATCTTGTTGGGATAGCCGTTGTTGCCGAGGTCGGCCTGCGTGTAGGTCTTTGGCATCTTATCCATTTTTATTGACCTTTCCCATGTCCTTCTTCGGCTTGCTGCCGCTTTTCTGGTTCGCAATCTTCGCGAGATTACGGCCCATGCTCAACATCTGCTTGTTAGTCTTGCCACCTTTAGCCATTTTAATTCTCCGTCTGAACAGTTACGGTCCCTACTTGACCACTACCTAATAGCGTATTTGGAAGCCCAGATAAACCCAAAGGATTATTTAGGCCAACAGGATTCCAACCCCACTGGATTATACGGCTACCGCCCGACGGCGTACCGGAGTCTAGCACGTTGTCATTGGGTACTTCACCTTGGGTCTCGATCCGCAGACCAGTCAGACCGCCTTGGAAATATGTCGTGTCCGGACGCGGGTTACGCAGCGCCTGAGGATCATCAACCGGGTACATACCAAGTTGAAGCTGTGGCTGATCTGGTTCCCAGCATGACGGGCACACGAGTATATTGACGTTCTTCGTCTTGATGACGAGACGCCGAAGCTGCTTGAGCTTATAGCGGAACCCGCAGCGGTCACACTGCGAAATTGCCCATTTACCGGAGGCAAACCTATTTGGCATTGCTTCTCCTTAATAGAACATCTGACGCGGTGCGATGCGCAACGACGCCTTCTCGCGATCCTCGTCAGCAGCCTGCTGCCACAATTCCTCGTATTCCATCTTGAGCATCTGGCTGCGCTCAAGCGCGCCGGGGATTTTCTTCGATAGGTGGAAAGCCAACCCAGCCACCATGCACGGCAGGAAGCGGAACGGGATGTCCTGCGTCGTGATACCGTTACCAGCATCCTGAATACGGCGAAGCCGCCAGTAGACGAAGGTGTAGTAGTTTGACTGTTCTGGGGCAGGCCAGACATTGATGTTCGGATAAGCCACACCAGTACCCGGTTCGGTCGCGCCTGACTGGCGGTTGATCCACACCTGAATAGGGCGACCCTGCGCGTTCTTATTTGGGATCGTCGAGTATGTGTCGATGCTGATCCGTGAGATGTTGATATCCGTCTGGCCTTGGCCAGTCTGCGTACGGATCACGTGGTCGAGGAGGTCAATGGTATCCGCAGGTAGGTCATAGACGATCTGGCCCTGCACCATAGGGATCGAACCTTGCTCGATGGTCCACAAGTTAATGCCACGGTTTGCCCACTCAATGGTGAGTAAGTTCAGGCTACGCCGCGCCGTACGCAGGTCATAGCCCGTCCGAAGCTCGGCACCACAGCGCTCGAACGCTTCCTCAACGAGTTCGTTAAGGTTCAGGTTAAATGCTGTGTTGCCGGATGTGGTCATCTAAATCTCGCTGTCTTCTTGGCAACGGTTTTGGGCTGCTTGACGAACTGTTTGCCTGCCTTCGTACCTTCGCGCTTCGCCTTGGTTGTAGCAGCATATTCAGAAGATGTCAGCGCCTGTCGTGCCTTCTTCGGAAGGTAGCGTTCGCCAGTTGCTTTCGGCCCTTGAGTAGACGGCTTGCCTGACTTGGTTCCCCAGTCTTCCTTACCCCATTTGGATAAGGATTTCTGCGCTTCTGTCTTCGGGCCGCTATAGCTGCCGCCGGACTTCTTATACCGTTGGGTCGCAAGCTGGGCTTTACGGGCGGACCATTGACCCGCGTTTCCACCCTTCGTGCCAGCCTTTACGCTGGCAACGATGCGCTTCCACTTAGGTTCGTCCGACCGTGCCATTACTTCTTCTTAAAGCCTTTCAGCATCTGTGCGAACCGTGCACGCTGACCTAACTTGCCGGGGGCCTTGGCAGCTTTAGCAAGTTTTCCTGCTGGGATTTTCTTACCCTCAGGAGTGCCAAGCTGCGCACGGAGTGCGCCGGGCTTTTTGATCGCTTTGGAGATGTCGAGCTTTGCTTGACCTCCCTTTGCGTACATCGAGACATCATCAGGGTTGTCCTTCCGTTTGATCGTCTTCTTACCCGGCATCTTGGAGGGATTTATCGCCCCCATGCCCCGACAAGCGCGCATTAGACCATCTTACCCTTGGTCTTGCCCTTAACGGCACAGCCGTCAATCGAGCCGCCCTTAGCGTAGCACTTGCCGCCGCCAGCCTTCTTGACCATGGCACGGCCCTTGGTGTCAGCAGACTTCTTGACGAGAGCCTTACCAAACTTAGTTGCTGCGAATGGCATAGCCTTACCACCTTTCGCCATACCCGGAGAACGGTTTCCACGCCCGATAGCCGCAGCATTTTCTGGCGTAACCTTGAGGTCCTTTACGGACTTACGAAACTTAGCATCTGACGCACGATCAGCAGCAGATGGCTGTGGGGGCGTTGACTTTTTCTTCTTATCCATCATGACTTTGTCCTTCCTATCTCTTCAACTTTAGCTTCAAGGCGCTCGAAGGCCCGGTCAAACCGGTCTCCTAACTTATCAACCAACGTGGTCATCTCCGAACGAGTTACATGTTCGCGGGCGACTTCTTCACGGGTCTTGTTGAGCAGGATGCCAAGACGGTCCAACTCGTCGATCTTGCCCTTAAACAAGAAGCCCATGACAGCCACCGCTGCGCTCAATGCGATGTTCCAAAGCATCATCTCCATGTCAGCACTTCCAAGCACGGAGGGATTTGTTGATACGGCTGTTAGGGTCATTTGCAGTCTTCTTGGATGTAAGCTTCTTCTTCATCCCAGACATCCGGGCGCAAAATGACTTCTTACGTGAGCCGCCTTCAGGCTGCGGAGCCTTAAGCCCCGGCTTCCCCGGATTGGCTTTGTTATAGGACGCACGACCCTTGGCGTTCAAGCCGCCCTTAGGGTTCTTACCTTCCTTACGTGTCCAAGCCGGGGTCTTAGCCATCAGACAAAACGTCCTTTCGTCTTGCCCTTGGTAGCGCAGCCATCGGCGCGCTTGGAGGCAGAGCCACCCTTAGCCAGCTTGGTCAGTGGTTGACCCTTATGCTTGGCGCGCTCGTGCTTATGCACGGCTTGAGCGGCGCTAACCTTACCGCCCTTTTTCATCATCGGTGCACCGGCAGGAGCTTCTTCAGCCATCATAATGTCTTCTACCATCGGACGTCCCCGCATACCTGTGCCTTTCTTCTGCATTTCTATTTCCATAGCTGCGCGCTTCGCGGCATTCTTTTTCTGTGCCGATCCAGCCAAACGGGGCATTATACCCGCCATAGGACCAAGTGCCTTATTCATCGCACCCAGTCCTTTACCGAACATACCTTTACCGCTTATCGCGCCTGCGAGCGGCGAAATGTCACCTAGCTTGATACCCATTATGCTGCTTCCTTCTGTGTGGGGGCGAGCATCGGATAGAGAACGTCGGTGCCGAAGCAGCCTTCGTATTCTTGTACGCCCATGTGTCCAAGTTGAATGCTGGGGTCGATCCAAACTTCGAAACCGATCTCGCGGGCACGGTCGCAGAACAGGAAGTCCTCGCCCATGTAGCCCTCTTCGGTGAGTTTGAAATCAAAGAGGCAGGGGATCATGCGGTCTGAGCGCTGATCCTTATAAACCCACTCAGGGTTAGCAGCAGTCATCTGCTCAAATACTTCGCGGCGAATCAGCATGAAAGCGGTCGCAACGCGTTTACCACGGACCAGACCCATACCGTTCATGGTAAGCTCATGGTTCTCGTCATAGTCAAGGTCAGCGATATAGACCTTATTTTCGCTACGTGTGCGCGGAACACCTGCGACGATGCCCTTCTTCGGATCGCTACCCCAAGCCATAAGACGGAAGATGTGCTCCGGCTCAAAGTTGATGTCGCTGTCGATGAAGAGCAGATAGTCGCAGGTGGATTCCAGCATGTCTTTAACAAGCAGGTTACGAGCGCGGGAGACGACAGAACATCCGCAGATGCTGCCAATCTGTACCGCAATACCGTGCTGGCCAGCCACCTGTGTGAACCGAGCCAGCGAAACCGCCAGCTTCAAGGAGACCTTGAAGTCGTAGGCAGGCAGAGCAATGAAGATACTCTTACCGGCTAAATCGTAACCTTTTTGTGCTTGCATATATCACCCATAATAGACGGTGAGGCTGGTCTGGTTAGCAATCTGGGCATAAATTCCATTTCGCGCCACAATACCTTCACCGGGAATTAACAATGTAACAACGTCATTGCTAGCGTTGGTGTCGAAAGACATCAACCACCGAGTGTTATAACTGCAAGCCGTACCCGGAGCTACCGTACCTGAGTTAAGGTCATTCACAGTGAACGCGTTGGTAGTTGCCGTCTGGACGATATAGTTGCCGTTAGTAGCCCCAGCAGCACCAAAGGAAAGACCCACACCCTGTCCGGGCAGTAAGCCATGGGCATTGCTGGCTACCGTGATGGTGTTCCCAGAACGGCCATAAGTAGCCGATGTCTGTGCAACGGTGGAGTCCCAGATATTTATCGTACCTGCTACGTTAGTGCCCGTACCGATAACCCCTTTGAGACGCGTGCGCTCAGGGACCATCAAACCAGATTGGTTAAGATGCGCGGATAAGACGTCTGTTTGCATGGCCATAGCCCTCCTGTTGAGCTATTACGAAGCAGTCGTTACGGCAATCCAAGTGGTGCCGCCATCCGAGACGTATAACCGTGTCGAAGTAGACGAGCCATCGCTGCGCAGATAGAGCGAACCCTTGGCGGCAGCTACGGTTGGAGCGCCTGAACCAAAGTATACGCCCATGCCAGCAGCCGTGTTGGTGCCGGTGAAAGCAGCAGCGCCGCCAGCCGTAAGAGCCGAGCCGCTTAGAGCAGCGACACTACCGGTAGCCGTAATGGTTGTAGCCGAAACAGCGCCTTCGAAGCCGTTCTGCGAGACGACTGGACCTGAAAAAGTTGTAGTACCCATGATAATATCTCCGTGTAGTAGCACTTGTACGTACCGTCTCTACTAAGTCCGCTGGGCCGGTCGGTACGAATAATATCCCTAGTAACGTAGATATAGCACATATAAAAAAGAAGGGAAGAGATTTCTCTCCTCCCTTCCCCCCGTTCCCTTGAGCTACGCTCTCGGGGAAACTATTAGGCTGCGCCTTCGCTGCCGTACATACCCAGAGGGTCTGACCAGCCGAACGAATAACGCTCACGAGCCTTGTAACGTACGTTACCAGTATCGAAGTCACCGTCCATGCCCGTCGCCATTGGCGTACGAACAAAGTGCTTCAGACCGTTTGGCACGTCTGTGGTCAGGAACCAAGCATCCGTGTCGGTCAAGAAGTGGTTTACAGCGTATCCTTCTGGGATCGAGCCGTTTGACTTCAGTGCGTTGATGTCGTTGTCTGCAGTCGAAACGCGGAGTTCGGTTTCGAGCAAGCGAGTAGCAACAAACATCAGGCTTGGTGGTACGACGAGCTTACGCGGTTTAGCCGCGATGAGCAGGCCACGTTCATCCGTCCACGCTGCGATCTGAATTACAGCCGCTTCAAGCGACGTTTCGTTCAAATCAGCAGGAGTGCTTGGGATGTTCGAGTTCGTGCCACCAGAAACCAATGGGTGCGAAGCCGAGAACAATGGTTGGCCGTCACCACCGGTA